GGGCATAATGGTGTCCTTATACTCTGGTTAAAAATACGTGTCAACTTATTCAGCTAATATCCGTCAAGGGTCGCTTGTCGAACATCGCCAATATCTTCTTTATGCGCCGTCCCTCGCCTTGCAGTATACGCAAGTTATCGGTCGATTCCGCTTCCAGAATCTGTGTGTTTACCAACTCCAGCTCATTCTCAAGAAGCTGCTTGAGCTGGGGAATTGGCACCTGCTGCCGGTTGTTGTACAGCTGCGCCTGAAGATCCGCCTTCTGCGTCTGGTCCAGTTTGGAGGCCATGTTCGAGTCCTTTCAGTATGGTGTTCGCTTGTGCCACTTCCGCGTTCGCGGAGTTCTTGTCCGACTGCGTGAGTGATTTGGTTGCCGTCGCCAACAGGTTACGCACTTCGGCGCGCATCAGGTCTTGCTGTTGTTGCTGTTGTGCTTGCTGATCTTGGTCATACGCTTGCTTCTTAGTCACAGCTTCTTCCTTGGTGCACAATACACCTGTCAAGTCCACATCACGACACGCCATCCGCTCCTTCAGGAACTGGTAGTCATCGATGTATATCTGCTCGTTCGGCTTCAACGTCTGTGCCAGCGTGTCGAGTGTTATACCGCGAACCTCCTTGGCGATCAGCGACGTGGCGCCGCGCGCTTCAACCTGAAAGTCTCCCTGTATGTCGTTCCGCGATGGGTATTGTGCATTGAACGCCACAAGCGTCGAAATGACAGACTCAGTGAACATGTCAAAATTACGCACTACATCCTTGAACGGAAGGGCGGCATCGCCGCGCAGCATCGACGCGCCTGTGGCCGTCCGGAACGGCTCGCTTGGTCCCTTCTGCATGTCACCGCCGGTTGCCGGGTTGATGAACGTCTCAATGTCTGCGAACTCACGGAACATGTCCGTCAGCGACTTCAACTCAGGCAGATGCGAGTCCATCTTGATCTCGCGCACTGCGGGATACTGCGACTCCGCGCCGATGCCTTCGCGATACCATATCTTGTACGAGAATATCGATGACAGGTCCTGATCGGGCCGCAACAAGTCGGTGTTGACTTCCAGCATCGGGCCGCACGTCACACCTGCATTATCCAACGACATACGCGTTGTCGCGCACACGCTCATCTGCGAGTCGCGCATGATGTTCGGCAGTCCGTTACCCATCAGCGCCGTCTCGTCTTCTTCAAATATGAACTGGTGATACATGTGGACTTTCTCGCCGCCTTCCAGCATGACCCATGGGTTGATGTCGGCCTTGATAATCACGCTGTCCAGCGCCCAGATGACTGCCTCGATCTCTTCGCCTTCCATCCCGGGCGGTATCGTCACGCCGGCTGCTTGCAGATCATGGGCACTCATGAACCCGTTCCACTCGATCGCTTCATACTTGCGCCCTGACGTGTCGTTTACCTGACTGTGCACGCCCATGGACTTCATCTGCGTCTCGTATGTCTCGCGCTTGTAGTTACCGTCCGCATGTGCCGCCAGATAGTCCATGATTTCTTTCTTGAAGAAGTCAGGCCGATCCGCCAGCTTGCGCACTTGATGCCGCGACATGATGTGGCGTTCGAACTGCCCATCCATCTGCGTAAACCGCTTCGCCGCCATGTCGGGGTAATACTGCCACAACGGCACGAACTCGAACTGTGGACGATATACTTCGTTCTCTTCCGCAACATACTGCGCAGGCTGTGCTGGAGTAGTTACCGGAAGTCCTGTTTCCGGATGCGGTGCGGTTGACTCTGGTTGCGCTTGCACCAGCTTCCATGTGCGTTGTTTCTGCATGCGCACGAACGGGCCTTTCAGCACGCCGCAGCCGTACATCACGCCGGAGAACACGACCTTGCGCACCATGGCCACGTAGTCCAGCATCCGGTCGCCGCCCAGCTCGCCCAGCTGATCCTCAATCTCAAGTTCCAGATTAGCCGCGCGCTCCTTCGCAAACATTCGTATCGCCGTCTCGATCATGTCATCATCTAGCTGTCCTCCCTGAGCCTGCTGCACCAGCTGGTCCAATATATTCTGCATGTCCTGTGTTGGCAGGTTGGGGTATGGCGTCGGCTTCAGCGTCCAGTTCTTTTCGGACGTTGGAAACAGCAGGTTCATGAGCCGGCTCACCATGCTTACGACCTTCACGCGAGTCAGTTTCGGATATGCCTTCGAACGGTCCCGCCCCAGCTTCGACTCGATATCAGGGTCATAAATACCGAGATACTGACGAGCACTTTTAAGCCAGTCGAGTTCTGCCAGTCTGCGGTCGTTGCGGTACTGGATGTATTTAGCCTCAAGCCGCATCCCCAAGTCGCGCAGTTTCTGCGGGTCCTTGGTAACTGCATCGCGCAGTATGGCTGGGTCTGTCGATGGCATCGTCTGTGGTGTCGTCAAGGTTGTCATGCTCAGTCCTATGCGTAAGAGTTATTGAATCTCGGCGGTGTGAACCGCGCCGC